TCGGTCTCTGATGAGTTCCTTGATGAAGCGCAATTTCAACAGACCTAGACCGGAGGCTCCTGGTTCGCGGCGTAAGTTTGTGGTATCTTGCGTCACTTCTGCTGTGAGGCAGTTTGGTCATAAAAGAGCTTCTTTGCTCGTCGCTCATTATGCCAATAATCCTATCACAGTGTCCAGTGAGGTGGTAACTATGTGGGCGCAGACGCATACAAGGGCGGATGTGTTGGCTGCTGCGACGTTGTTGGAGACACAGGAATTGGATCCGTCAGTGTATCGCCTTATGCCAAAAGACGTACCAAAGCCGACCATGAACCTGACCGCACAAGGTGCGGTGGCGGTGGGCCAGACCATAGTGTACCATTCGAAGGACATTATCGCCTTGACAGCTGGCGTGTTCACGTTGGTTGTGTCACGCCTTCTGACGTTGTTTGACGATAACGTTCGGTTTGCGTTCGGACCTGATGAACATACGTCTGGTGAGTGGGCAGATAGGTATCTGGACTTGCCTGGGACGTATGTCACTGAAATTGATGTGCCGAAGTTCGACAAGTCACAGGACTGGGCGTGCTATGAACTTCTGTTACATGTAATGGAGTTAGTCGGGGTCGAGTCCGATTTGGTCAAGTTTTGGAGAAAAGCGTCCGATATGGCGACAGTGTTTAGCTCGCTGTTTCATCTGACGTTCACAACCATGTTCGGCAATCGTAGTGGCAATGCGGGAACACTCGCTACTAACTGCGTTGTGTTGTTGTTTGCGTATTTGTCGTCCTTTTCGTCTGCCGGTATCGTTGCCCTCTTGGTAAAGGGAGATGATAGCGTGTTGGTGACGCGCAGGCAGTTGACTCAAGAGCTGCACGTGTCGACGCTACTCCATGATTGGGGTTTTTCCATGAAGATACGTTCTCGGCAAGGAGGGGTGACCGCGTTCTGTTCAGCGTTCTTTGTCAGGGATAGTTCTGGTCACTATAGACTAGTACGCGATGTGGTACGCGTAGTTGAAAAGTTGGGTCGCGCGCTGTCGCTGTCCAAGCCGGCGTCGTATTTCTTGGATTATTACGTGGCGTTGGTCGACACAGCTGTGTCCTATGAAGACGATGTGTTAGTGTACAATCTTCAACATGCGACGTCAGCGTACTATGGGAAGGAGATTGATGTGACGACGTTAGTTGAGTTCGTCAAGTATGTTTCCTCGGGGACAGACGTGTTTCTTAAGGAGTTGTATGGGTTGACGCAAGAGCAGGTGAGTAACTTGCGTGATATTGACGATGTGGTTGAGTGTTAGTGCGTACCAAGTCGAGTCATTTTGTCAAGGCCAAACAATTGGCTGATGGACATAAAGTTGTAAGGATGACGCTATTGGAGAAGATGAAGATTTCTTCGAATTGGTTGTTTGATTGATCTAGTAAGTAGATATTGATGCTTATTA